GGTGGAGAGGAGAGTCACTGGTAAGCGTCACAAGTACGAGTACCAGTGTGCAGAGTGTAAAGGATGGTTTATGGGTAAGGAGACTCAGGTAGACCATATAGAGCCAGCAGGGTCGTTGAAGAACTATGACGACCTCGCTGGGTTCTGTGAGCGTCTCTTCTGTGAAGAAGACGGCCTGCAAGTCCTCTGTAGTGAATGCCACAAAGCCAAGACCAAATCAGAACGGAGTAAGCGTAAATGACAAAGCACTTTATTATTCCCGATACCCAAGTCAAACAGGGTAGCGATACTCGCCATCTCAAGTGGGCGGCTGAGTACGCAGTCAAACACAAGCCCGACGTGATCATACACTTAGGAGATCACTGGGATATGCCTTCTCTGTCGAGCTACGACAAGGGTACTAAGTCATTCGAGGGACGCCGATACATGGCTGACATCGAAGCTGGCAAAAAGGCTATGGACGTGTTTATGAAGCCTATCAGAAAGGCTCAGGCAAAGCAGCGACGTGGTCATCGTCAGATATGGAAGCCTCGTATGGTGTTCCTTATGGGTAACCACGAGGAGCGTATACAGCGTGCCATCGAGAAGCAGCCAGAGCTTGACGGTCTGATGAGCTACGACGACTTCGAGTTGGAGAAGTACGGATGGGAGGTAGTGCCTTTCTTGGAAGTCGCTATAATTGATGGGGTCTGTTACAGCCACTACTTTACCAGTGGCGTGATGGGACGTCCTGTCAGCAGCGCCAGAGCTTTGGTGACAAAGAAGATGGTCAGCTGCGTAATGGGACACGTACAAGACCGTGACATCGCCTACGCTAGGAGAGCTGACGGCAAGTCTGTTACTGGACTATTTGGTGGTATCTTTTACAGGGAAGATCAAGGATACCTTAACCCACAAACTAACGCATCGTGGAGAGGCGTGTGGATGCTTAACGAAGTAGAGGATGGATCATTCGACGAGATGCCGGTGAGCCTCAGCTACTTGGAGAGGAAGTATGGAACTAACTATTGAGGAGCTGAAGGAAAAACTAGCCACAATCGACGAGGTGAGCCTGCTGGAGATTCTAGAGATCGACAGCAGAGACCTCGTCGAGCGTTTCGTAGACAAGATCGAGGACAAGGCTGACGAGTTGGCTGAGGACATCGGAGGCGTTTATGGGGGCTATTAAAGGCGAGTGGGTTCCTATTAGAGAGCGTATCAAGAATTTTAAGGAGGCACATCCTGTGGAAGCAAATAGAGATAGTATTGACGACATCACTCCAGCTGAGTGGGACGCTTACAATCGCAGAAGGATTGAAAACATAGGTAAGAAGACTTTGGGCGAAGACGCAGTAAATAAACCAGCACATTACAACAACGGTAATATAGAGTGTATAGATTATATCGAGCAACAGCTCAGTCCAGAAGAGTTCAAGGGATACTTGCTTGGTAACGTAATCAAGTACACACACAGGCACAAGTACAAGAACGGACTTGAAGACCTGAAGAAAGCACAGTGGTATCAAAACAAATACATTGACAAATACGGAGACGAGAATGACGGATAGCATGGGGCCATACGAACAATACATACACAAGTCACGATACGCACGGTATCTGCCTGAGAAGCAGCGGCGTGAGACGTGGCCTGAGACAGTGGCTCGCTACATCGAGTTCTTCCGTGACAAACTAGACAGCGACACAGCTGCTAAGCTAGAAGCTGCGATACTAAACCTAGACGTCATGCCTAGTATGAGGGCGCTGATGACAGCTGGTGAGGCTCTGGAGAGAGACAATGTGGCAGGGTTCAACTGCTCATATCTCCCGATAGATAACCCACGAGCCTTCGACGAGCTTATGTTCATACTGCTGTGCGGTACTGGCGTAGGCTTCAGTGTGGAGCGTCAGTACGTCAATAAGATGCCTGAGGTGGCTGAGGAGTTCTTTGACACAGAGACAGTCATTCAGGTAGCAGATAGTAAGATAGGGTGGGCTAAGAGCTTCAGAGAGCTTATATCGCTGCTGTACAGCGGCCAAGTACCCAAGTGGGACGTATCGAAGGTACGGCCTGCTGGAGAGCCTCTGAAGACGTTTGGAGGACGATCCTCTGGCCCTGACCCATTGGTAGACCTGTTCAAGTTCACCGTAGAAGTGTTCAAGAAGGCAGCAGGGCGTAAGCTGTCTTCTATCGAGTGTCACGACCTGTGCTGTAAGGTTGCCGATATAGTGGTAGTCGGCGGCGTTAGGCGCAGTGCGTTGATAAGCCTGTCTAACTTAACTGATGACAGGATGAGGAGGGCTAAGTCTGGAGAGTGGTGGATGGAATCGCCGCATCGAGGCTTGGCTAACAACAGCGTGTGCTACACTGAGAAGCCTGACTTTGAGAGCTTCTTAGCTGAATGGACTAGTCTGTTTGAGAGTAAGAGTGGAGAGCGTGGGTTGTTCTCTCGTCCAGCTGCAAAAGCGATAGCGGCAAGGAACGGACGACGAGACCCCGACTATGACTTTGGCACTAACCCGTGTTCAGAGATCATTCTAAGACCGAACCAGTTCTGTAATCTGTCTGAGATCGTGCTGCGTAGTAACGACACCAGAGAGAGCTTCTTACAGAAGGTGGAGATAGCGACAATCTTAGGCACTCTACAGGCTACACTTACTAACTTCCGGTACTTGCGTAAGTGCTGGGCCGACAACACACAGGAAGAGGCGTTGTTGGGTGTTAGTATCACGGGTGTTATGGACAACACCAAGATCAGTGGAGACGCTGAGCTGCTAGCAGAGGCACGAGAGCTGTCTGTAGCTGTCAACAAGAAGTGGGCGGCTAAGTTAGGCATCAATCAGTCCACTGCTATCACGTGCGTTAAGCCAAGCGGTACAGTGAGTCAGTTGGTCAACAGCGCCTCAGGGTGTCACCCACGATTCAGCAAGTATTACGTCCGACGTGTACGAGCTAACAAGCGTGACCCTATGAGCACTGCTCTGATCGACGCTGGAGTCCCGTATGAGGAAGATAAGTTCAACCCAGCTACTTGGGTATTCAGCTTCCCTATGAAGGCTCCTGCACGCTCTGTGACGACCTCAGAGATGGGGGCTATGGAACAGCTCCGTGTCTGGAGTGTGTTACAGGAGCACTGGTGTGAGCACAAGCCGTCAATCACTGTGTACTACAAGGACTCTGAGTTCTTGGAAATAGGACAGTGGGTGTACAATAACTTTGATACAGTGAGTGGAATTAGCTTTCTGCCTTACAGCGATCACTCCTATGTACAGGCTCCTTACGAGGAGATAGATGAGAAAGCGTACAAGGAGCTGCTGAAGATGATGCCTAAGACTATTAACTGGGACATCAATGAGTACGAAGACATGACTGAGGGTGCTCAGAACCTAGCCTGTGTGGCTGGGGCTTGCGAAGTGTAGCAATAGTAAAGCCCACTAGAGATATGGAAGTCTCTAGTGGGCTTTTTTTGTGCCTATAACAGCACGATCCTAAGGTAGCACAAAGGATTCTTTATGGACTAGGAGAAAACATAGCAGCAGCTGTAGCGGCTGGTATAGTAGCAGCTACGTATTTCTGAAACAGCTGCATCAAGATTCTAGCCTTAGTCTTCTCACTTTTAACGCTCCTAACAGCTTTATTATACGAGTCTATCCAAGAAGGAGAAGTAATAAAGCGAACCAGAGCGTCGTCCATCTTTCCAGCTATAACATTAGCTGTAAAGTTAGCTAGAACACCACGAGCACCACCGACACCGGCAGCCTGTAGCTTAACATCCCTTCTAAGACCTAAAGAAACGTCCAAAGGACTAGAATGAATAGCTCTTAAAACAGGCTCTAACACCGCTAGGTTCTTCTCTACGTTTTTCCTGACATTACTGTCTGTTATGTTTTTAAGAGACAGTGTAAAATCGTCAGTCTTTTTCTTGCTTTGTAGAAACTCCTTGTAGAAGGTAGTAGTGGGCCTGACTCCTTTTTTAGCCTTATCTAGAGAATTTTTTATTTTATTCTGTAGCAGTATCCTCTGGTTTATGTTACGAGATAAGGCATACTCAGGAGCTGCTAAGTCGGCTATACCTACCAAGTCTTTTCTAGCAGCGGAAAGTCCTTTTCTGTTAACAAATTCAGGCATATTCTCAAACCAGCCGTCCAACACCAATCTCATTAAATGAAGCTCTCCGACAGTATTTTCTCTAATGACCGTAGAACCGCCTTCTCTTTTTATTATGTCCTGTCGTCCACTTCCTCTTACTTGATCTAGAGCCTTAGTTAAAAGATCACTCCCCTCTACTATTTCATCAGAAGTGAAATATTTAAGTTCTTTTGAGTATGCACTGTCTGCAAGCTCTCTAGCAGCTTGTCTAGCAGCTGTCATACCTTCAGGAACTAAGTCGTTGACTAATTCATTTACTTTTTCCTGTAAAAGGTTTTCCCTATCTTCCACTCTCTCCAAAAGCCTTCTTTTAGGGTCTCCAAACAAGGTCAGACCCGCCTCTCGTTGCTTAGCTATCAAGTCCTGTGTTGTTTCAGCAGGGGTTACAAAAGTATTGAGCTTCCTAGCAGCCTCGACAGTGTCGTTTACTATCTGCTTCTGCTCAGCGTTCATTCCCTCAATACCCCTTCTAGTTGGAGTAACAGCAGTTATTTTTCCAGTTCCTTCCTTCATTTTATTGATAAGAACTGGAGCCATGTTAAAGGCTTTTTGAAACACACCGCCAGTAGTTGCAAAAATAGCAGCATTAGTGAGCCTGTCGCTAGCAGTAACGCCTTCCCCATAAACGGGCTGAATTAAGCCTTCAGCACCGGCTAAAGCTGCCGCACCTTTTACAGACGTACCTACAGCCCCTGCTGGAGCGGCCAGCATAGCTACGTCTCCGACAAACTCTCCAACCCTACCAGCAGCAGACCTGCCTACGGGAGTTGATTCGTATAGACGGGCCTCTTCAGTTATTCTTCTGGTATAATCGTCAGCAGCTCCTTCCTCTACAAGGCCTACAGCTTCTCCAGCCTGTAAAGCTAGCTGCTTTATTCCTTGACCTGTCTGAGCGAACGACCGACCAGCACCAATCAACAAAGACTCGCCTGTGCCTGCTCTTAACATCTCTCTTCGTTCGTTACCTAGCCCGCGTGAAACTATACTGCGAGGACTAACCGATTCAGCTACGTTTACAGACCTCAATAAATCTTGAACGGTATTATCTGCCATAATCTTCGTACCTCACCAGACCAAGCTGCTCTGTTATTGTGTCTGCATCCATTCCGTTATTAGCCATTATCTCATTTAGAAGTTCTGGGCTGTATATGTTACCTTCGCTATCTACAATAGAGTTTCTTGGAACATCTCTAGGCCTAACTTCTGAGACATTTGGAAGTAGGTCATACGCCATGTTGGTGACCTCTTCTATGCTGAGACGTCCCAATACTTGTGGATTTTCTCTAAGAGCCTTAAATACTTCAGTGACAGTAGCCTGTCTCAGGTAATTAACGCCGATAGTACTGTCTCCTTCCTCTTTTAGTGCGTCTGACATAATAGTAAACCGCAAAGGAAGACTCTCTGTTAGGGTTCCTGTTATCCACGCCTCTTGAGAATCTTCAAAGCCATACTGCTTACCAAATACTAAATCTGCGTCAGTATCTGTAACCGGAGCAAGTATCCTCATAAGAGGAAGGCCGCCGTCGATTATACTTCTTTCAATTCTTTTGATTAACTCTACACCCTCTGGATCGTACGTCCCTCTGATTGCATTAGGAATGGCACGCCGAGTATCAGAAGGCCCAACAACGCTTTCTAAATCTGGGTGAAAAGCTATACCTATAGAGCTACGAGCTAGAGCAGCCGCCTGAGCAGCTGCTTGGTTTTCATTACCCAAGCCTCTGATATACGCTCCTTCACCTTCTTCTTCTTGACCGCTAGGCCTGAGCATAGAGGCGTCATATCCTTCAATCTGAGTTACAGATTCATCAACCCCTAAATTTTGTATCTCCTCTCCTGTTTGTTTATTAAACAAGATAATCTCAGGAATACCATCCTCATTGACAATGGTCTGAGTCATTGTTTCTATATCTTTTATTTCACCTAAGCCTTTAGCTATCTCTAATAAGTCATCAGAACTGCCAGCCCCCGCAGAGATTGCCGATTTTAGCGCTGGAGATGTATCGCCTAATTGAGACATCACAGCATTAGCCACGTTATTTCTTCGAGTAAGCTCTAGGATTTGTGTTTGAGTATCAGCCTCTTCTCTAGCTTGTCTTTCAGCAACACTCTCAGCAAGCTCAGCAGCTCTCAACGACACATTCCTACCAGCTATGTCTGCTTGCTGTTGATTTATGTCTGTCTGCTGCTGTGCTCTCGCTTCTTGACCAATTCCCATCATGTATTGAAGACCGGCTCCAGCTTGTACTCTATCAAGAATATCGGCATATCTTTGATGCTCTTGCATGGTCTTAGGAGTCCCCATTGTTTTGAGACTCTCACGAGCCTTCTCAGCCTCGCTACGAAGGTCTACACCAAACAGACCACCAGCAGCTCTACGTAGCTGACGCTCTCTCTGAGGGCCAAAATAAGCAGCCATGCCTCCTAAAGTACCCAAAAGCTCAGCTTGACGTAGCCCTTCAGCCTTGTCTTCTATTGCTGCGTTGGGCAGGATGTCTTTGAAT